TGGATGCTATTGCTGGGCATGGTGAACAACTAGAAGCTCATGTTAATAATATGATTAGAACTGGTGGTAATGCTTCTGTTCAAGGATATATGGATCATTTGACTGCTCGTCATCAGAAAGATCTTGAGAAAGTTAAGACAGATGCAGCCAAACAAAAAAGAATACAGGCGCATGGTGAATTACTTTCTCATATTAGTAACAACAGAGATCATTTCGATAAGTTATTGAAGGTTCATGGGCATTTGCAAGACGCTAAGAATGTATTGACTAATGTTCTAGCAAAGAACTCTCCATACGAACATAGTGTTGCTGGTGAACACACTGGACCAGAAGGAACAGTTGTTGTTGATAAGAAAGGCAATGCTTCTAAATTTAATAACAGAAGAGAATTCAATCGCCTAAATTTCTTGAAGGGCGCATTCCAGAAACAGCAGGTAGCAAATGCAGAAGATCAACTTCAGTAATTTTTTAATTGAATCCGATCGTTCAACTCATGTAATGACGTTCATGAGAGCCAATCCGCCAACGATTGGTCATGAACGAGTTGTCAATCATGTTACAGATCTTGCTAAAAATTTAGATGCAGGTCATAGCATTGTTTTATCTCATTCGCATGATGGTGATAAGAACCCATTAACTGCTGAACAAAAGCTAAGACATGCTAAATTGGCATTTCCCGGAGCCAATGTATCAACTTCTTCTCCTGAACGCCCTAATATCATGAATCAAGTTTCTAATCTTTATGGTAAAGGTGTGAGAAACTTACATGTTGTAGTTGGTCAAGATAGAGTTGATCAGTTTGATAAATTGCTAAATCAATATAAAGGCGTTGAAGGTGCACATGGTCATTATGGCACTGATATGAACATTACAGTTCATTCAGCTGGTGGTAGAGATCCAGACGCTGAAGGAATTGAAGGTGTATCTGGAACTGGTCAAAGAGTTCACGCAAGAAATAATAATTTTGAAGGATTCCGTGCAGGCGCACCAAGTCATATGACTGACGAGCAAGCAGCTTCGCTTATGAATGATATTCGTAATGCTAAACCACCAGAGAAACCAGTAAAACCAACTAAGAAAAAACTAAAAGAAGAAACAGTTGCTGGTGGCGAAATGGTAAGAGGGTTTGGTGATGTTTCTGGTAATCCAGCAGTTCAGAACGATCCTTTGCAACAATATATTGGTGCCAATGCTTTAGCAAAAGATCAACAAAACGGCGCTTTGATGAAAATGATGAAAGACAGTCAATATAATTTGATTGGGTTTAAAGAGTTTAATCCACGCACTGTTACTAGAGATAAATCATTAGAGTATTGGAACTCTGATGAAAATGGCGACTTCTTAAAATCTAGAAAGAAAAAATAATGGCACAGTTTCGTAAAGATACACATCAATATTTGCCTGATAATAAAACATTATTTGAAGTTGTTATGCTCGCCGATCAATATGGTAATCAAGTTGGACCAGCAAACCCAACAGGAACTGCTGTTGATGCTTTTGGTAGAGCCAGAGTATCAAGCCCACTAACTCTTTTTGATTCTTCTCACCGTTATCGTGACAACAATCTATGGACCACTTCTAATACTGCTGGTGGAACTTATGCGTTTTCTGAAAATGAAGGTCTTGTAAATCTTAATTTAACAACCGCCAACAATGCAGAAATCATTCGTGAGACAACTAAGGTTTTCTCTTATCAACCAGGCAAGTCTTTACAAATTTTACAAACATTTGTCATGCAGCCTAAGACTAATGTTCGTCAGCGTGTAGGTTATTATGGCGCCAACAATGGCATTTATCTTGAGGTGGCAAATAATACAGCATATTTGGTTGAAAGGTCTTTATCATCAGGAGTAATGCAAGAAACGAGAGTAGCGCAGTCTAATTGGAATTATGATACTCTATTAGGCGCTGATACTTCGAGTCCATCTGGTATCACTTTAGATTTATCAAAATCGCAGATTATGTTTATTGATATTGAATGGCTTGGTTTGGGAACAGTAAGATGCGGTTTTATTATTGATGGTAGAATAATTCACTGTCATTCATTTCACCATGCTAATTATATCACGTCAACATATATGACTACAGCTTCTCTACCTTTGAGATATGAAATAAAGAATACAGGCGTAACTGCAAGTAATACAACTCTAAAACAAGTATGTTCCACTGTTATTTCTGAAGGCGGATATGAACTAAGAGGTCTTCAACAAGCTGTTGGAACTGCTATTGGGACGCCAAGAGATTTGACAACAGTTAATACATACTATCCAGTTATCTCAATTAGATTGAAGGCTTCTCCTAATAGACTTGATGCTATTGTTATTCTTACTGCGCTATCATTAATGGGTATTACTAATAATGCTAATTATAATTGGCGAGTTGTAGCATCAGGCACAAGTACTGGTGGAACTTGGAATAGCGCAGGAACTGATTCTGCTGTTGAATATAATCTTACAGGAACAAGTTTTGCGGACGGTAGAATTTTGGCTTCCGGATGGACCACTGGTTCTAATCAGGGTTCAAGTCCTGTTGATATTTTAAAAGAAGCACTATTTAAGTTTCAGCTGGAAAGAAATGGACTTACTTCCTCTCCTTATGAGTTAACATTAGTTGCTGCAACAGATTCTGCAGGCGCTGATATATACGCTTCTATGGACTGGGAAGAGATCTCAAGATAATATTTTTTATAAATAAACAGTCAGTGCGAGTATAAAAGGGTACGCCAGACCTCGCATATATAAGGAAAGCCCAAGGGAAACTCCAGATGAAAAAGTTTACTACATTTGAAACTCAGCTAGGCGAGTCTGTCGTACTCACTGACAAGGCCAAATTATCTCTTTATAAAAAATCCTCAAATTCAGGCATCTCCACGGATATACTAGAAGAAGTGTATCGTAGAGGTTATTCAATCTGGAACGAAGCCTTTGGCGGAACTCCGGATTCATTTGCATTTGACCGAGTAAATTCATTTATCGCTGATGGTTTTGCTGCCCAGCTTGATGAAGACCTAAAGAAAGCATGCTGGAAGGGCTATGAAGCCATTGGCATGAAGAAGAAAAATGGTAAGACCGTTCCTAATTGCGTTCCAGTTAAGGAAGAAGAATTAAACAAGCCAGTCATGACTCCTGCCCAACTTGCTGATAAGCACGGGGTTTCAGTTGAGTCAATTGACAAGGCTCTTAAAGCAGGCATTAAGGTTGAGAAAGAACACACAACCCATTCAGCTGATGCCAAAAGAATTGCTTTAGCCCACCTCGGCGAAAAGCCAGATTATTATAAGAAATTAGATAAAGCTGGACTGGAAGAAAATGCTGAGAAGCATTCCAAAAATCCAGACGATCCGGCTTCAAGATTTATAGGGAGCAATGAATTGGTAGACATTTATAAGAAAGAAACTCCTGGTCAGCTTATCAAGCGTGTTGTAAGAGAATGCCTTGAAGAAGGCGATGTTATTCATACTAAGTTTGCTGTGAAAAATTTACAGAAGCGTGGCATCGAAGGTCCGCATAAAGCTGGCGCTCAAGATTTGATGCGTAACTGGGCTAAACATCCATTTGATTGGGAAGCCGATGATAAAGTTTCTTATCATGGAACAACTGCACGTATTCATAAAGATGGAAAGCACATAGACGTAGACGCTGGTGCACATGGAATAGATCCTGATATTAAAACAAAAATAATTAGAAAACAGGCTGCAAAGAAAACTGGCAACGTTGTAAAGATTAAAGAAGCTGCAATGCAGGCAACAACTGCTCCTGCTCCAACTGCTGCTGATATGGGTCCTAAAAGACTCAGTAGATATCAGACAACTCAGCAGACAAGCACTATTGGTAATCAGGGTTTTAATCGTTCTGGTCCAATGGGAACTCATATCAATCCTTCGTCGCCAACTACACCAAGAGGCGTGAGATCAATGACCTCTGGTTCAACTCAGGCAACAGCAAAAACATTAACACCACAGCGTGTTTCTGCCAATCAACCAGCACCAAAGACAGCTTCTGCTCCAGCATCTGCTCCAAAGCCATCAGCCAGTTTCGGTTCTTCTTCAAGACCAACTACTGTTAGTGCAACATCTGGTGGGATGGAAAAGAGTGGCGGATATAAACTATCATCAGGAATGAGCGATGCTGGTAAGGCTAAAGTAAAGCCAGCTGCACCAGTTCAGATTCCTGCAGGCGCTGGCAAAGCAGTAAACGTTCTAAGTAAAGTAGCTAAGTTTGCTGGACCAGTTGGTGCAGCTATTGGATTGGTTGCTGACGCCAAGCCATTGAACAAGGGCGAAGATGAATTTGCTCGACAGAAGTCACTAGGAATTACTAAGCCAAACGTAACTCCTGGTATGGGAAGCACAAAGAACATTGAGCCTGTTAAGGGCGGAGCAATTACAACTAAGGCTCCTGACTATTACAAGGGTAAGGTTGGCGATTACACTGTAAAAGCTGGTGATACTCTTTCTGGTATTGCTTCAAGAACAGGTCAATCAGTTTCAGATCTAGCAAGCAAGAATAAGTTTGATAGCGAAAACAAGATTGCCGCTGGATCTAAGCTATTTACTGGTAGCGTTCCAACACCACCATCAAGACCAGAAACTGAATCAGGTTCAACTAAAAAGAAAATTAAAGAAGCGATTTCAGAAGCCACATATAAGGGAAAGAAAGTTCCTTTGAATAAGCCAATGGCTGGCGATGTTAAGAAATCAAAAGTTTTCGTTGATCCTGATGGCGATGGTAAGGCGCAGAAGGTAAACTTCGGTGACAAAAGCATGTCTATCAAAAAAGATCAGCCTGCTCGTAAGAAATCATATTGCGCAAGATCTTCAGGTCAGGGTAATCTAACAAATAAAACCAGTGCTAATTATTGGTCAAGAAGAGCCTGGAATTGCGAAGAGACTGAGGAATAATCATGATTGGTAAGATCGAACCATACGACGCATTGAAGGTTGCATTAGCAGACACTTACGTATTCAGCGTAAAGGTTCAGGGTTATCATTGGAATGTAACAGGTCCACATTTCTCTGAATACCATAAGTTCTTTGGCGAATTGTATTCAGAAGTAAATGACGCTGTTGATGTCATTGCCGAATCTATTAGAACATTTGATGCATTTTCTCCTGGTTCTATGAAAAGATTTCTAGAGCTAACAACTATTGAAGAAGCAAATAATATTCCTGACAGTCTAGTTATGATTAGTAAACTAGCCGCTGATAATGAAAGAGTTATTGCTTCTATAACTGCTGCTTACGAACTTTGCGAAAAGCATAAACATTACGCTGTATCAAATATGCTACAAGACCGTCTAACTGCTCATCAGAAGCATGGTTGGATGCTAAGATCTTTCATAAAGGCATAAAAATGAAAAGTTTAGAACACATCATCAGAGAAATCCGTGAAGGTAAGGGTGTAAAGGCAGATAAGAAAAGTCTTGAACACTCAATTCGTAAAGTTGTTACAAAAGAATACGAATCTTCATATGGCGCTAAAGATAGCAAGCCAGTAGAAGAAACTGTTGGTGTTGTTGGTACAGACAAGTATCAAGGCACAGAATTTAAATCAATTAGAACAGCAACTCCACATATTAAGCCACCAGCTGGTGAAGGTAGTCATTCACAGGCTCCTGAAAACGCTTCACGTCAAAGAAACATTGCTAAGGAAAGAGCTGGTATCAATAGAGTTGAAGAACAAGCTGTTCCTATGGTCAGAGTTCCAAATATTAGATTAAGACCTAGATTGGGCGAACCTGCAAGAAAATTGCCAGAACCAGAGCCAGCACCAATTGCGCCCGAAAAACCAAATATTCCTGATAAAACTCCTGGTAAAGAGCCAATGCCTGCTCCAAAGCCAGATAACGATCCAGGTCCAGTAAAACCTTCAGAAAAGCCTACTGAGAAACCTTCTGAAAAACCAATTAAAACTCCTGGACAACAACCAGAGCCTTCTACAAAACCTTCTCAAAAACCATCAACTGCTCCAGAAGTTGCGCCAGCACCACAAAAGGCTCCTGCTCCTGAAACTGCTCCGGTGCCAAAAACAAAAACGCAACCAGCTCCAGCGTTGGCGCCAGAAGCTCAACCAGCGCCTTTACCACAAACGGCTCCAGCTTTATCAACAGAACCTTCTCCAGCACCATCGCCAGAACCCGCTCAAAATAAAAAGGGTCAAGAAGACGATGATTTAAAAAGAGCTGGTATACCAATGGCTGGTGTTCCTCATAATTTTGATTATACTATTTCTCATTTACATAGACCAAATGTGAGTCGTGGCCACGCTAAATCGCACAGAAAACATTCTATGAAAGAAGAAAACGAACGTAAAGAAATTGAAAATATGCCACGTAAGGGCGATCGTAAGTCAATTGAATACGTTGGTAGAAAAAGTGCTGATCCTAAGTCAACAAAAGAAAAGACTTCAAGACTGGCAACTATCAAGAATGTTATTGATGAAGCCAGAAAGGCAATGACTGATAAGAAGATTGATACAGAAGATGGTAAAACAAAAGTTTATGATTATGGCGATAATGTATTGATAATCAATCCAGATCAAAAAAGAGTCAATCTAGATGTCGAGGGCAACAAGATTGCAAAAGACTACGAAAATAAATAATAGAAATTTCTTAAGAGGAAACCGATGACCGACAAACCAAAAACAATCCAGGAAGCTCTCGCTGAAGTTCAACGTAAAATAAACGAAGAAAGAGCAAAAAAGGCTGCGGAGATGTACGCTTCAATGGATGAAGCTGCACCAGAAATTACAGTTGGTGGCAAAAAGGTTAATACAAAAGCTGTCACCCCTAAGAACAAAGCACAAGATTATATTGCTAATAAAGAAGGAACTAAAATTCCTCCTGCAGAAAATCAGAATCTTCCTGGTCCTGCTCCACAGAAACCAAAATCTGCTACAGTTTCAGATTTAACAAAGTCTGCAGGCACAACTGCAAAGACTTTAGGTAAAATTGGTGGTATCGGTGCCGCTGCTTCTATGGGTGGAAGTGCTGCTCTTGGTGGTGCTGCTCTTGGTGGAATGGCTTCTGGCGCACTTGGCGCTTTGGCCACTCAAACACAAACAGGTCGTGATGTTGGTAAATGGATCGGAGATAACGTTCCTGGCGCTAAAACAGCTGCTGACTTAATGAGAAAAGCTGGCGAAACTATTGGCGTTAGAGAACCAAGTCAGCCAAAGGCAGCTGAGACTCCAAAAGCAGAAACACCAAAAACTGCTGAGGCTCCAAAACAACAAACTACTCCACCAGCTGGTAGCTCTGCTGCTAAAATGTCATTTAATCAGGCATATGCTAAAGCCAGAGAACTTGCGAAAACAGCTGGTCAAGATCCAAATAAAGCTCAGTTCAAATTTGATCGTGGTGGTGGAGAAAAAATTTATCAGGCTGCTGCTACTAAAAAAGATTATGTTCCAATGAGCAAGCAGTTTAAGGTTGACGTTGGTGCACCAAAGGCTGCAGCCACGCCATCAACCACCCCAAAAACAGCCGAAGCTCCAAAGACAGAAACACCAAAAGCAGCTGAGGCTCCAAAAGCACCAGAATCTCTAGGTAAAACTGTTGGGTCTCTATTAAGAGGCGACCTTTCAAGAGCAGGCGAAGGCGCAAAGGAATGGGGTTCAGCCGTTTCAACAAGCGTAGATAGAGTTAGAAAAAATACAGCAAATGCTTTAGACCCAAAGGGCGCAGAATCAGAAAGTGGATATTCCAAAAAAGGGAAAAGTAAAATGTCAGAAGAAAACGAGATCAATGAATTATCGCCATTTGAAAGAACATTTGCTCAGAAAATGAAGCAACTTGGACCTGGTAAAACTTACCGTGATCCACACTCTGGAAAAGATATTCTTTTAAAGTATGCTGACAATAAGCCTCACGCTAGTGGCAATAAACCACATAACACAAGCAACGTGCCAACTCCACCAAAAAGACCTGATGAATTTAAATCAAACATAGTTCCTGCTCCAAAACAATCAACTTGGAGAGATCCTGCTAAGATTGATTATTCAAAAGACAATAAGGCAAAGCCAGAAACTCTACCAAGCACAGTGCGTGG